TTAATAATAAAATATGGAAACATATCTAAAAAGAAACGGGACAGATTTTATTCTGTCCCGTTTCGGTGTAGGTGGGTGACACCGATATTAAGTTTTTTTGTTAATTTTTAGGGTTTTGATCTGATACAGCCCCTCCAATCCATGATGTCAGCACCAAATGTGAATCTCATCTTAAGTTCGATGTCATCATTACTAAAATCTCCAGCCCAAGGATCATTTTGTCCAGAAAGCATCTTAGCAGTATCCGATTTAATGAAAACTTCTGGTTGATCATATCCAGAAACATAACCATATCTAACAGCAGGTCTTACTGCTGGATCGCAGAAAATATACCAGGCTGTTGCAGAATCGAGTTCTTCTAGGAAAGGCGGTACAATAACTTCGGCAGAACGGAAAGCTGGATTATAACTACCGATATTAATATCAGAACCAGTAATTGTATTTTGACTGCCAATAATTCTCAATGCAGTTGCTTCTAAAGCACTTGGAACAACTAGATAAACTTTTCCGCCGAAAACGGTTGTGTTTCCAGATGGATCAGCAAAGTTTTTCAAAGTTGCTAAAGCTGTGCTAAAGTTTGCTTCAGAAAGTGCTAACTTAAGATCATTGCCATTTGCACCAGCGAAAAGAACAGCATTTTTTGCCCAAGTAGCGGTAAATTCATATTCCTTGGTATATTCTACCGAAGTCCCCCAAGCAGTCATTGCACCATATAAATCTTGTACAAGTCGCAAATCGCGACCGTCGCGAAGCCAAGCCTCCCAGGAAATATCGAATTGCTCACCAAATTTGTAAGTTTTGTAAGTAAAATATTCCTCAGAAGGTTCATTTGGTAAATAAGGTGCTTTTTCATCAACTTTTTTAACACGTTTTACCTTATTTAATCTATAATCTTTTGCTTCTTCAAAAGAAATAGTATCACGTCTATAACCAAGAATCGGATAAGTAATAGGAATTTTAGTTTCCGTATATCCAACGGCTACAGAACGATCAATAAGATCCGCAATAAAGCCAAAATCTGAAGTTGTCATAACTTCATCAACTTTACCTTCACGCATCGCTTCCGCAAATTTTCTTACAGCAATTTGCCCTTTTAAATTTTCACTCATTATTTTTTCCATAATTTATTCAACCTCCCCTAGTGCAAATTTGACTCCGATGGTTGCAGTCTCGCCATTTTTAATTGCTTCTAATGCATAACCGACTAAAATCCCGGTATTATCGTCATTTACTTTTCCAGCAGCCGCATCATAATAGACTAAATCCATTACTTCTATTGCAGCACTTTCTGCTGTTACTTCTAAATTGTATGCTCCAGCCCAATCGACTATTAAATGTCCGAAATTAGTGTCATAATCGCTTAAAGCAATTCCACAAACATTATTCCAGACAATTAAATCGCCAGATTTGGCTGCGACAATGTCGGCGTCAGTTGTGACCAAAGGCCATGCAAAACCGACACCAGACAAAAATGTACTTTTATTATTTGTTTGTACATATGTAGTTGCCATATTTTTTATCTCCTTAATTTATTTTAGATAATTTTTGAATCACATCACTAGGAAAACCAGCTTTCTTCAGTTTTTTAATGAATGACTCACCATAATTGTTTTGCGTCTCCGGCTCAGATTCTCCCAAGCCAATAACCAGTTCTTCTTCAACTTCCTCAGGTTTTGTTTCTCCGACAATTGACTTAATATAGTCAATTTCTTTTTGAATTGCCTCAGAAACAACTTCATCAGAATAATCTGTCAATGATTCAAAAACTTTTTGTTTTGCAGCTTGTGGAAGTTCTGAACCATTAATAGTTTCTTTAGCCTTTGTTTCTAAAGCTAGTTTTGCAACTTGTTCGTCCATTTCTGCAAGTCTGGCCTCGACTCGTTTCTGGACTTCAGCCTCAATCACTTCTTCATCCAATTCTTTTTCAATTGTTTCCACAACTTTTAAAGCCTCGACTAAATCTGGTCTTTCGGCTTTTAACTCATCTAGTGTTAGTTTTGTCAAATCCATTTTTTCCTCCAAAGATTCTAAGAAATATCCTTTTGCGTTTCCTGTTGGAACCAAATCAACTGATTCAACTTTTTTAATATTTTCAATAACTGACATATCTTTGCCATTGATTTTGGAATTATAAAATTTTGCATATACAGACTGACTTAATCCTATAGATTTTCTTGCAATAGGATCTTTTAAAATTTCTAAAGCTTCTGTTTTGTGAAAATGAGCTAAAGCTTCGATGGTTCCATTTTCTGTAAATTTTACTGTGCCTGGCAAAATGTTTCCGGCATAATCGTGCACATTTCTATGCATATCAGATGAATTAAATTGATGGTTAATATAAATTTTCGCACCATCATATAATCCTTCTTGGACAGCAGTCTTCAAAGTTGCCATAGGATAATATCTTGTCCCATCCAAGGTTTCGCCATGAGCAATAATCTGAATTTTCCAATCATTATCCTTTTCTTCAATTTCTGATTCATTAATCGTTTGTATCTGTTCCCAGGGCATTTTCAGGTTCTTCTCCTTGATTCAATAAAATATTCAAATCAGGTTCAAAATTTAGTCCATACACTTCATATATTTTTTTAACTGCATCAACTTTATCAATCAATTGTGCTTGATAAGCTGCAATAATTGATGTAATTATTGAATTTGTTTCATTAGCATCTAATCTTTTTGCTGGTGGAAACTCAATCTCAATTTCATAATCTTCTATCATTTGTCTTCGGATTGCGAAATTAAGAATGTTTATGATTATAGATTTCCATATCATTTGTCTATCTTCAATTTTCCAAATCGCAGGAAGTTCCATAGCTGATGCTGTTGCTAAATTTCCAGTGTCTGCTTGCGAATAATAATGTTCCCCAAATCCTAAACTTCTAATTGCTTCCAAAAATGTTTGTCTTGCAGCATCTCCAAGATTTTGTATCCCACCAGTTGGTACTGGAATTGTATCCATACTAACTGCATCATTTCCTAAATGGATTGCTCCTGTAGATGGTGTGGCATTATTAATTTTACTAACAGCAGAATTGATTGCGGCAGAAGATTTAGTTGTAATCTTTTTTCTCCAAGCAAACATAGCCAAGGCTTTTGATAATGTTGCCATATCTTGAACTGATCTTGCGTGTGCCCTTACCCAATGATAGCATCTTGAGATTTCTGGAATTCCACGATTTCCAACAGTATTAACTTTTATATGATAGATATATTGATTAGTTTCTGTTCCTTGAATCTTTCTTGTCTGCTCATAATCCATATAATACTTTGTCTTATAATCGGAATACTTGAATTGTTTTGCAGACATATCATAAATTTTTTCACGATATTTTCTTTCATAAGCCATTGGTTCAGAAGCGTCTTGCGAATTAAATATAATGTTAGTAATTTCATCTGGATCTATTGTGGATATTTTAACCATTTTTGTATTTGGTGCAGTTGTCAAAACAAAGAAAATTTCGCCTTGTAGAACAAGATTGGTATTCATTTGTTTCATAGATAATGGATTAAATAAAATTTTCTGATTATGTGTATCTTCCCAAATTAAATCAATAATGTTTTGTACTTGTATATCTTCAGAATTTGGTTTTTCTAAACCATTTCCAAATGTTCCCGAATTCAAAATAGATAAAAATTGTGCGATTTCAGGAGAAATATTAAACATATCCCTCGCCTTAATTCTTTCTTCGCGAAGCTGAGATAATGTTAAATCTTTCCTAGACATATTATAATCTAATGGCTTCCACACAAAATCCTCATCAGGTCTTTGTGTAGATTCCAAAAGATTATAAATAGTTTCATCTATTTTTTGTATTAAATCTATTTCAACAGGTGTTTCCTGTTTCTTTTTTCTAAAAATATTTAACATATAATCACCTATATCTATATTCAATTTATTATTTTTTATTGTCCCCAAGGATCTTTTTCATAGACTTCAACGCCTAAAAGGTCTTCAAGATCAATAATTTCAACTTCTTCTTCTTCAACTTCCGAAATTCCCATAACTGCATATCGTAATGCGTCTAATGAGTGGTCATTAACTTTAATAGGATCTAAATCATATAAAATCTTGTCATTCTTATCTTTTCGCCACTCATATGTTTCTATTTCTGACAATAAATTAGTGCAATTAGGATTAATTTTTATTTTATTCCCTGCAAATCTTGCTTGTATTTCCCTAATTCCTGGTATTCGTGCATTATTTGCTTTCACAGCATTCATCCCAGATAAAACAAAAGTATTAATTGCATTCGGATCAGAAGGATCACAGAAAAAATGAGATATATTATAAGTTTTTTGTAATTGTTTTCCTATATCTACCCAAGACTCCTGATTATCCCAATTTAATACGACACCTTTTTTCGCCACTTCATCCAACACGTAAACAGTTCCATCAGAATCTAAAGTAATAATGACGATTGCACCATAAGATGATGTTCCCCAGTCTGTTCCTGCGACTGTTACTATAGGATTTTTAGGTTTGTCTTTAGAAATATGTATATCTTCATCAAAATTATCATATACTAATCCTTCAAAAGATACAAACTCACCTAAAATTTCCTGTTTATAAAACTTACTTGTTTCACCACCATATGATTTTATTAATGCTTCTAAATACTCAGGTTCTTTTTTATATAGTGGATTATCCATACTCGTCATGTGGAATAATTGATAATCTTCATTTTTTTCTTCTATAAAAAGATTATATATCCAGTTTTTCCCACGAGGTGTTGTGGAAAGCCATATTCGATGTGGAAATCCCGGCTGTCTGATTCTTCCTATTAATATTTTCCAAGTATCTTCAGAAATCATTGCAGCTTCATCAATCCAGATGCAACTAACTTCAAGACCACGAAGTTTATCATGGTCTGTGGCATTTCCTGAGATTATTTTAGAAGGATTTCCTTTGCTATCTAAAACATTATTAAAAGTTATTGATAAATCTGATATATTTTCTGTCCAATCTATTTGTTCTCCCCACCAAGATATACTTCTTTTCAAGATTTCAAATGATGATTTCTTTAACATTTTATATGTAGGGGCAATAACAAGATTTGTTGAACCTGGATATTTTAATGAATGCCTAATAATATCAACAGCACCCACTTGAGTCTTCCCTGAACCAATACCGCCAAGCAGACAGCGAAATTTCTTTGGCGAATTAAGAAATTGTAATTGTTTCTTGTTTTCACCAAAGAATCTTTTGAAAAAATCTGTTATATTTTCATTTTCTTCTGGATAATTAATCGCCATTTAGCGGATCATCCTCAGAAATTACAGGAATATCAATAACTTTAACTTCTATAGTAGTCCCTCCTGGAGTCTGTATAGATGTATTTGTTATATTTTCTCCAAGGCATTGAGTCATCATTGCCATCACTTTCTGCAAATCAGTAATTAATTGCGAATGTTTTTTATCATAATCTTCGTCTTTATCCCATTCTTCTGCAATTTTTCTAATCATTTTTTCTAATAGTTTAATTCTATTAGACATCCTAGAAAAACCAATTTGTTTATTGTATTTTACTGCTTCTTTTTCGTGGTCTGCTAAATCATCTGCATGTTTTTTTCTGTGGTAACCAATTGTTTGGTCATCAATTCTTCGGCCAAACTTTTCTTCAAATTTATCTAAAATATCAACATTTCTGTCGCCATCGTATAATCCTTGAACTATAAATTCTGTTTCTTCTTTGTTCATTCTTTTAAGTTGTCTCGCCATCTTTTTCCTCCTTTAATTCTTCGAATAGTCCCTTTTCTTTATTATATTTTCTCAGTTCATTAATCATAGAATTTTTTGCATTTCTTATTGTTGATTGAAAAGGACTTGGTGATTTAAGTATAGCATCATAATTTTTTAAAATTGTATGATATGCTTCAGATTCTAAATCTTCCCAAGATATCATAGGATTTTCTTGTTTTTGTGCAAGATTTTTTGCCATACTTTTAATTAATTCTAATATTTTTTTATCTTCTAATAGATGCTCAGTTGTTTTCATAATGTCTTTCCTTCAGGTATATCCTGATTTTAGATAATCTTTTACTCACTTGACTCATGGTTAATTCCATTTTTTCTGCTACTTCGCGATATTTATACCCTTGATAAATATAAGTGATAATCTTTTTGTATTCTTCTGGAAGATCTTTAATGTCATTCTCAATTGATAATTTATCGATCATATAATGCTTTCCATAATGATACTAAGATTTTGTGAATATTTTTATATCTTTGTGCTTCCAAATAATATGCATAATCGTGGCAATTCATATAATTAATTTGCCATTCATTAGTTTTATTTTCATACTCAATAATTTTTTCTTCTAAAAGTTTTTCAAAAGCATCCATAATTTATACCCACCATTAATAAAATAAAAAATAAATAAAATAAACTACTTATCATTATGAATCTTAGCATAGTATAACCCCATTAAAATTGCGTCTGCGATGTGCTCATCTGTTTTTATCTGGAACATCTGTTCTATATATTCAATTGTTTTCTTCTTTTTCTGCCCACGTTTGATACTACCTATCATAGTTTTAGCCGCTGTGTTTGTGTTAATGTCTATATATTTTGTATGTAAATATAGGCAAGCAAGTTTAATGACTCCAGTGTTTTCTGCGATTTTCTTTCTTGTCGGGGCGTGGCCGAAACCAATTGAATCTTCCATAACTAAAACATCAGGTTCATATTTTTGTAATAAAGATCTTGTTTGAGAATACATTTCATCAAGAATTTCATAATTTGGCTTTCCTAATGTATATTTTCCTACTTCCAAAACTTGTTTGTTTTCTAAAAGTGCCCAACCACAATTTTTGGTTGATGCTGGGTCAAGGGATAATATTTTCATGTTTTTTAACCTCATTCTCACATCTTGCTTTTGCAATTTCGCAATATTCTTCAACATTTGGCCTCATAACATTTTTCAGCCAATTAATAGCAACTATAACTTTTTCTATATCATCTTGTGTTTCTTCCAAATCTTCCATCAATTTTTTAACATAAGTTTTTTCTTCACTATCTGAACACCATTCTTTTCTTTCCATTATCATACCTCCTTAGTATGTTATTTTGTAAAATAGAATCTTTTATTAAACTTTCGGAATAAATCCTAAATAAAATCCCATCGTCATTTGGCTTTGTGAATCCTCCATCAATATTTTTCATAAACTTTTTCATATCTATAATCATCCACTCATCAAGAATTTTATCATTTACCCATGAATAAAAATAATAGTCTGGTTTTTTTAATTTTTTAATCTTATCAATCTCAGTTAAATTATCTGAATTTAATGACTCCCTTAGTGTAAAATCCCTATAAATACAATTAAATCTGATTCTCACACCAATCGTTATCACTGGATTGCTATAAGCAACAATAAGATCATGACAATCTTCACAATCTGATTTTTTATCTGCTTTAATAATCATAATTGGTTGCTTTGCAGTTGCTTCCATAATTTGGATTACTTTAGGTATATAAGGTTCTTGTTGTTCATAATACTTTTTGAAATTTGGACTTGGGTTCATAATATATTCTCCTAAATTTTTATTATATTATATAATTATTTTGTATATTTATAAGTTAATTAGGAGTTTATATAATACCTGCAAGATTTCAAAAAAGTTTTCAAAAAAGTTTTCAAAAAAGTTTGCACAAAAAAGCCCGCACTCGACAATGCGGGTTAGTCTTTTTTGCTATAATAGTTTATTATAT